ACAGCCCTGTACGCGTAAGTCCGACGTACACAGCCCACCGACGGTCTGTATACGTCCCTCTTCCTCCCCCCCTCCCGACCGAAAGCCCACTGGTGCAAGAACATGGCTATCTGCTCGTCGGGATCTAGCTGCCTCCGGACAGCCAGAAGCGATGTGGAAGGCTCGTTGGGAGCCTCCGGAAGACAGGTAAAGTGCCTGTTCCACATCGACCTACACCGCTCGTGAGCGACGTAAGACTTCGGATTTAACCGAAGCTGGGTAGGGAGGAAGCCCCATTTCTTACCGATCCTGGATCTGATAAAAGCATCAGTCCATGCAACTGACCCGGCGACCGCTTTGGAAGCGTGTAGCATCCCGGGGTAATCGGTAAGAAAACCACCTCTGCGTAGGTGACGTATCTCACGCCACCTACCCCCTCTCCCTTTCAGAAACGCGGTCGAGTTGATCTCTACAACCGTTTCTGATCGAATTGTTTTCAGATCATTTAACTTGTACCCGCTGGGGTAATCTGACAATTCGAGATAGCGGTTCGACGATACCATGGTATCGTCGCCGTTAACAAGGACAATCCCTTCTTCCCCGCGAAGCGCCCAACGCGCTGCGAGGTAGGAGTGAAGGGAAAGGAGGGGAAAGCAGAGGTAGCTCCCCATCATCTGTCCGTGCGATACTTCCCTTTCCTCACCGCCACAATCAACCAATGGGCGGAGTGACTGAAACGCGCGTACGCGTAACGGTCCAGGAATCTTGCGGCTCTTACTAAGTAAAGAGCCAAGTATCGCCTCTGTCACTTCGAGCGACAGGTTGTCTGAGGCGCTCACCAAATCAACTGAGGTTTGGCAAGGGTAAACACAGGCAGATGAAATTTTCTTCTCCGTTGGTGGTCCGACAAGGCGCCATCGTTGCCGCATGAGATGGGCTTCGATGGTCTTGTGCAAAGGAGCTAGCACTTCGGTGGTCTCGTCATAAATGACGAGAGGCCTGCACTTGCCAGCACTAAGCACTTCCTTGTACCGGGCTCGAATAGGCTGATCGATCGGAATAGATCGGCCCACCAAGCACTGACAACGGAAATCTTTTCCTTTACCGCGGTAATGATGATCAGCTCGTTTCGCTGTCATTCTCGCGGTCGGGTTCGGTACATGACGCCAGACAAAATCGTCATAATCCCGGTCCCAACCCAAAGGAAAGATACGAGATACTTCACGTCGAACGAAACGTAAGTACTCGGAAGAAGAGGAGGGGGGTGTTGAGAATGCGTTCTGTTCCCAGGCAGAACGCACGGATAGCGTGTGCTGACGGCAACCCTGAGGAAGGTTGCGCTTAATTGACGCGATAGAATGGGCCAATTCCCATCGCTCGTGTTTCAGCAAACGCATCAAGGGAAGAAGGCCGTCAGAATCTCTAGAACGACATTGTCTTCTAGGGAAACTAACGCTTGCCCTCTTCTTCCCTTGAAGGAGAAGATAAGAGAGATACTTGTTAAGATCCTTAACTTGAAGATCCGGTAACTCAGATGTAGGAATCCTATATCTGATCCGAATGAGCTTCAAGCCATTGGAAATGGTCTCTCTTGTGTCGAAGGCGCTGCGTAAGCAGGTTCGACACGTTTGAGCTTCGGAACCAGTGTTGGGTTTAACCGAAGCAGCGGTGCACGTTGTACGTAAACGTGTGCCAGACCTTGTCATGGTAATACTTGTTAGTAGCCAGGTGACAGGGGGATCCTTTAACG